CAACTAATAAACGAGTTATTTTATCAACATCTTTTTCATAGTACTTAGGATTTTTCCAGTCATCCATTTTCTTAGTAGCCGATACACAATCACCTTCTAATGTGTATTGGTCTCCATTTATATCATTTACATAGTAAGTAGGATAGTACTTAAAATCAGACCAACCATGTTTATCATCTCGTAAATAATATTTTTTCTCGTTAAAATCGTAATAACAGCTTTGATACATATTGTTAATATAAGAAAAAAGGCTTGGAAAACCAAGCCTTAGAAAATAAAAGATATGATAGAGTTAGTAGTTTATTTTAAAATCATTTTGTAAAAAAATATAAGATTCTAATCGTTCTATAACCCACGGAGAATGAAAATCTGTTTCTAATAAATTAAGTATGTATTTATAATATTCTAAAGGTTTAGTTAATACTTGTTCTTTACTAATACAAAAATGTCCAGATGGAGTAAACATTAATTGATCAGGACATGGCATATTAAATAATTGACTCCATATTATTTCTACATTCATTTCTCTCCAAACTCCAACAGACCATAATTTAAATGATAAATCATTTATAATTACAGAATTAGGTACTCCTGTTTTATCACATAAAAAAGTATGATAATGAGTATTAAAAAACCAACATCCATCTATACTTTGTTTAGCATGTTCAAACCATAATTGTTTATCTCCATTAATAAGAGAAATATAGTTTTCAACATGATCAAAAGGATAATCTTGAGCAAAAAAAGTATAATCTGATAAATTATTATAATTATTAACTAAATGATAAAAGAAAGTATGAACATCTCTTCCAACATTAGGTTCAATTAATATTTCATTCGGTAATGGTTTAAATCCTTTTTTATAAACAGTGACTTTAACTTCTGGGTCTAATTGATTAATCCAATTGTAATCTTTATCATATGCTGATATAACTATTTCTTTTAATAAAGTACTCATTATTTTTGTTATAAGTTAAAATATTTAAATATTTTTTCAAATTCTATTTTAGTATTTTTAATTTGATTTTCTTCTAATTCTTTTAAATATTGTCGAAGAAGAGGACGAGTTAAATTAGCTCTTTCTAAGTCATCTAACCCGTAAGCTATTCCATATTGATTAGCTGAGTTAAGTAATATTATATTTTCTTTAGGTATGTTTTTATGTGGTACTATAATACTTTCACATCCACATAAAGAAGCTAATACATTTAGATAAGTTTTAGTATCATAGCTATAAAAACGTTTACATATATTAAAAATACTAATTAATTCAGTATCAGTTACATTATAATATATTTCTAAAGCATTAGAAGGATGTATTATTGATAAAGTATCTATTTCACTATATGCTTTTCTATAAGTAAAACAAGCTTCATATTCTCTTTTTAATTTTTGATCTTTAAATGTATCTATTTTAGAATCTATAATTTGTAAAAAATTAGGTTCTTTAATACGATCATAAAATTGTTCAGAATAATATAACCAATAATCATTTTTACCCCAAGTATTATGAATACTATTATTATTATTATTAGTATGTAAATGATAATTATTTAAAATATATCTAACAACATTTTTTCCATTAAATGGATTATTAGGTTGGACTTCAGGATATATTACTAAATCTTTTTCTATATCTATATCATTTGCTATTTTTATATTATATTTAGGATTCCAATAAAATATACCTTCATTTAAATTATTTGTAGGATATATATAAGCATCATAATTTAAATTATTTAATACATGACATAATTTATGTAACGCTATAGATCCTCCACTTTTATTAGTATAAGAAGGAGTAGCAATTATAATTTTAGTCATATTTAAGTATTTGAGTTTTTAATTCAAGAGAATCTTGAATAAAATACTTATTAAAAGTATTAGATTGGGTTAAATCAAAATTATCTTTTTTTCTTGAAATATAATCCCAACCTGATTGTTTTGCTAGCTCAGATCCTAATAATCCATCTCCTAAAATAACTACACTCATTTTGTAATATCATAATAACCACCAATAATAAATTTCATTTTAGTATATATAGTACCTTCATTTTCTTCTTCTTTATATTTTGATATTGGTATCACTCTGAAGTCACAGCTAATTCTTGTATTTAATGTTATATTTTGTTTATTTCCATGGGTTAAATTACAACCATTCCACATAACTGTTTGTCCATATAATGTATTTATAGGAGCAAAATCCCATTTATCTTCTTCACTTTCTGCCCAAATAGTATTTTCATTGTAAGCGTCAGTGAATGGTAAGAAAAAATTAATTTCTTCTTTATTATGTTTATATGATTTATCTTTATGGTACTCAAATACACTTAAATTATTTACAAGATGAGTTCTAAAAGTTGGTATTTTTTGATAAACAATATCTTCATTAAATAAAGGCTTTATAATATTATAAATAAATTTATTATAAAGTGGTAAAAATTTATCTAAATTAGAATAATATAATTTATGCCAATGTGTTGATTGATCAGTACCTTTTATAAATAAATTATAATTTTGTTTATTATGGATTTTTTCTAAATTTTCTTCTTGTAAAATATCCTGAATAATTGTTCTAAATGGATATTCATTAATATTAAAATTAATATACTTCATATATATTATTTATCAAATTTTTTAATTACTTGTTCTATATAATCAAATACTTCTGGAGTATAATGAGGAGCAGCTCCGATAAAGAATACTTTGTCTAATACTTTATTTGCTTCTGGATAATCTTTATAATCACCTAAGAAACTATATCCGGGATGCATTAAAATATTTCCAGCGAAATAATTACGTGTTTGGATTTTATTAGCTTCTAAATACTCTACTAATCTATGTTTTAGTCCTTCTTCCTTACAAATAAATGGAGTTCCAAACCAACATGCTTCTGCTTTATCTAACATTTTTGGAGTACGAATATTAGGAATATTATCAGTGAATATTTTTTCTAATGTTTCTTTAGATATATTTCTACGAGTTTCAATTTCATTAAATTTATCTAATTGAACTGAACCAATTGCACCTTGTAAATCTAATGGTTTTAAATTATAACCCATATTAGAAAATACATACTTATGATCTATTACTCCATCATATGATTCTAACCAATTATCAAAACGTTTACCACATGTACCACATGATAATAAATTAGCTGAACCTACACAATAACAATCTCTACCCCACCAAGCAATACTAACCATTAATTTTTTTAATTCTTCATCATCAGTACAAACCATTCCTCCTTCACCTGTTGAAATATGATGTGCGGGATAGAATGAATTAGAAAATGCTACATAATACTCATTTAAATATTTTCCATCCCATTTAGAACCTAAACTATCACAATTATCACCTACTAATTTTAGATTATATTTTTTACAAATTTCTAATAACTTATCAAAATCAGGTGGATTACCTAATACAGGAGAAACAAAAATTGCTTTAGTGCGAGGTGTAATTTTAGCTTCAATTTGATTCAAATCAAAGTTTAATGTGTCCCATTCAATATCAACAAATACTGGTTTTAATCTGTTTTGATGTAACACTGATATTGTAGTTGCAAAACCAACAGGTGAAACAATTACTTCATCATCATCACCCCAATTAAAACGTTTCTTTAAAGCAGCTATTAATACTAAATTAGCAGATGAACCTGAATTAACCATAAATGAATATTTTGTATTAAATTGTTTTGAGAATTTTCTCTCAAATTTAAATACACTTTCACCTGATGTAATCCATTTTCCGTTTAAAAAGGTATTCATCGCTGCTTCTATCTCATTATTGTCCCAATATGGACCTGAATAATAGATAGGTGTCTTACCTGGTTCGAAATTTTTAGAATTATAAATATAAGGAGCAACATGGTTCCCTACTAACTCTTTGATATTGTCTTTTAAGATCATATTTTAGTAATTTGTTTTACCTTGAAATTGACCGTCATATAGGTCTTGAGGAATAGGATTTGTAAGCATATAAAACTGGCATACACGAGCATTTTCCTCAATGAATATAGTTTCAGCTTCTAACATTAATGTAGTTCCCATTTCTCTAGTCATAAAT